GATTGTTCTTGGTTGATTATGAAAAAAGGAACCAAGATGACTCCAAGTAAGTTCCAAGCTCTTACGAAAGTTTCTTGGCAAGATTTTACAAAAGCTATTTCTGAAGCTGATTTAGATTATCGTGGAAAGATTAAAAAAGAAAACATATCAGAAAAAACAAAAGAAATGTTGAATGATGAAGACTCTATAGTATATCAAGTAGTAGATTTAATGATAAACTTTGATATGCCTCCAGGAGATATTTGTAGACTGGCTTCTTGGGGAGATTTTAATGGAAAAGCTAGGTTGCTTGATTTAGGTTTTAATAATACAGTCCTCAATACCCATTATCGCCCAAGAAACGCTAAATAAATCTATGAGCTTCAAACACTTCTATTACAAAGCTAAAACAGACAAACAAGAAATCTTTGAATCAGTCTTTGAGAAATATTACTCTAAAGGCTATTTCGGAAAGATTTCTAAAAATGTTATTAAAGAATCTCAGCAAAAATGGTATGATAAATGGCTCCTATTGCTTGAGGAAGGTGATAAAGATTCTTTGATGTTAGTTCTTGAAAATCGGGAAAATGTTCTTTCAAGAGAATGGTTTGATGAAATTTACGGCGAAAATATTTTAGAAGCTTCCAGAAACGATATAGAAGAAAAATTGAATAAGGTGTTTCCGTGAGTTTCAAACTTTATAAAAAACTAATGGAAGAAGCTGAATATAAATTTCCAGGACTTTCTAAAATTGGTTATGGGATGAGAAATAAAAATACTCACGAATTATTAAAATTATTTTCTCTAAACCATTCCTACACTGAGATGAAACAATGGAACGAAACACACGAAGAAGAAATTAAATCTGGAGAATGGTTAGAAACTACAGAACTAGAAGAAACCGGCAAAAGAAAATTCAAGTTTTTTAATAGTGATAAAGTATATGACGCACCTGTTGGAGAAAAAGATACTAGAAAACATTTGATGAAACTTTCTCATTAAACTTTAGAAAAACTTTTTGAAATAATTTAAGGAAATATATGGCGAAAAATGCTACAAACTTTCAGAAAGAATTGAACGTAATGCTTGTAGATTCATTTTTTGAAGACTTTAAGAAAATTAGAGGCGTAGAAGTTTTGCCAGATTTAGAACAACTACATATCGGAGTAATTTATAAAGGACGAGTGAGAATGCATGTCCAAGTATTTTCGAAATATTTTCACGTTAACCATTTTAATGAATGGCATCAAGTTTTCGATGAGGATGATTTCTACTTTGCCTACGATTGGGATATAGAAAATTTTAAAAGTGTTTTAGAAAATTGGACGGCAGTTTTTAAGAGTATGAAGAAAACTTTGGTTAAACGTAGGAGAATTTTGAGGAGACATTGATTTACTGTCTTCTTAAATTTCTTCTTTTCTTAATAGCCTCCTTTTTCAATTCCAATATATTATCTGCTGTAAATGCTAATGCTTCTCTTAAACATAATTTGAAATTGTGCTTATAAATTTTTAAGCTATCATTATCAAACAGTTTACAATCTTTATCAAACCAAAAGAAATCTATATGTTTTTCGTAAATTCTTATATCCATTTGAATCTTGTTTTTGTAATTTATGCTTATTAGAAAAAGTTTGAAATCCCTTTCTATATCGACTGCTGGAATTTTTTCTAAATTTTCTAGAAAAGGCTCTATCAAAAGCATGTTAAGTTCTTTTTGGAATTCTTCTGGATTTTTATTCATATATATAAGATAACACTTTTAGGGTTGTTTGTCAAGAACTTTTTTATCAATTATGAGATTTTTTAGGAAACTTTGTTCGTTTTTTGAGAAACTTTCATAAATAGTTTTAGAAAAGGTTTTGAAAGACTTTTTGAGAAATTTTTAGGAAAACTTTATGAAGAAATATTACATCTATCAAACTACGAATTTAGTAAACGGAAAAATATATATTGGGGTTCATGGTTCTAAGAACATTGATCGGGATAGTTATATAGGCAGTGGGGTAACTTTTCTGAAAGCTGTTAAGAAATATGGTAGAAAAAATTTTATTCGAGAAATATTATACGAATTTAATACAGACATAGAAGCATATAATTTAGAGCACGAATTAGTTAATGAAGAGTTTGTAGAGAGACGAGATACTTATAACATGTGCCAAGGAGGAAAACAAGAAACTTATCACGGAACATATGTTAGAAAAATTTTATCAGAAATTGGAAAAAAGAGAACATTCTCAGAAGAGACAAAGAAAAAAATTAGTGAAAGCTTAATACATTCTAAAGTTTTTCAGGATTATATTCATTCCGAAGAACATAGAGAACTTTGTAAAACATTTCATCTTGGACATAAGCATACAGATGAAGCTAAACAAAAAATATCTATTGGTAATACTGGAAATGTTTGGAGTGATGAAGCAAAACAAAAAATGTCCGAACAAAGAAAAGGTATTCCAAAAACCGAAGAATTTAAGGAAACGCTTTCTAAAAAATTTAAGGGTAGGAAAAATCATTGGAACGAAAAAACAAATAAAGATCCAGAAAAAATTAGAAAAACTGCCGAAAAACATAGAGGAATGAAAAGAACTCCAGAGACATGTAAAAATATTTCGGACTCTTTGAAAGGAAAAGTTATGGGCGAAAAATCCCATTTGTTTACTGGATATTATATTACACCTTTCGGAAAATTCTCTTCGTCTGCAAAAGCCGCCATTGCTTGTAATATATCTTATACGAGTGTTATAGATAGATGCAAAGGAAGAAATGACTGTAAAGTTATTAAAAATACTGTTACTAAAGATAAAAATTTAACTGAAGCAGATATTGGAAAAACTTTCAAAGAACTTGGATGGTCTTTTGAATCGGCAGAGAGACCACAATAATGTTCATGGGTAATAAAAGTTTGCGGGGCGCTGGGGAAAAGATCGTCATGACTACCGAACAAATAGACGAATATATAAAATGTAAAAATGATATATTATATTTCGCTGAAAGATATTATTATATACAAACTATTGATGAAGGAAAAATAAAAATTAAATTATGGCCTTATCAAAAAAAATTATTAAAAGCTTATGAAAATCCACCAAATGGAAAGCGACACGTAATACTCGCGGCCAGCCGCCAATCTGGAAAATCGGAATCTACTAGAGTTTTTCTTTTACATAATTTATTATTTAAAAAAGATTGTAATATAGCAATTTTGGCGAATGCAGAAAAAACCGCAAAAGAAATTTTAGCAAGAATAAAGATGTCGTTTCAATTACTTCCACTTTGGCTTCAAAAAGGAATAGTTCCTGGTGGTTGGAATAGCTTATCTGTAGAGTTGGAGAATGGTGTCAAAATGTTATCATCCAGCACTTCTTCTAATTCAATTGTTGGATTTTCAATTTCCACACTCTATATCGATGAGTGCAGCAAAATCGCAGATCACATATTCGATGAATTTTATTCGTCAGTATTACCAACAATTTCTTCTGGAATAACTTCTAAAATTATTATTACATCTTCTCCAAAAGGATTAAATTCATTTTATAATATTTACAAGTCTGCTGTTAAAGGAGAAAATTCATTTTATCCTATTAAATTAGCTTGGAACGCCCGACCTGATAGAACACAAGAATGGGCTGACGAAATGCGAAAAAATATGACACCACAACAATGGGCTCAGGAATTCATGTGTCACTTTTTAGGAAGTTCTAATACACTTATACTTGGAGAAATATTAGAAGAGATAGATACTAAAACTCCAATAGATTTTAAATATAGTCATGCGATGTCTATATTTGAAGAACCTGAAGAAAACACTTCTTATGTATTAGGTGTAGATTGTGCTAAGGGTCTGGGTTCGGATTATTCGGTTATCCAAGTATTAAAAATTAGAAACCAGTTTGATTTAGAACAAGTAGCAATCTATAGAAATAATTTAATAGATCCAGAGACATTTGCCGGGGTCTGTGTAGACGTTGCAAAGTTTTATAATTATGCCGCACTGATGGTTGAAAATAATGATATTGGTGAAATGGTTGTTAATAGTATTTGGAACGATCATGAATATGAAAATTTAGTAAATTATGATTCTAAAGGATATGGTATACGCGCAACAAAGAAAACCAAGTTTGAAGGCAATCTTTTGTTGAAAAAATATGTAGAGAATAAGTGGTTGAAAATAAATGATAGAGTAACCGTAGAAGAGTTGTCAAGATATGTAGAAGTTTCCCCTAATGTGTTTCATGCATCTTCTCAAAATGGTTTGGATGATACAGTAAATGCAACTATTTGGGCGTGTATGTTTTTAACTTCCGATTCATATGATCCTACAACAAATTCGAAAACGGATTCGAAAGAGTCTCGAAAATACGACGACAACGATACACCAACATTCTTAAGTTCGGAAGATATTCATTCAAACTTTTTCGGAAATGCTTTTTCAAACGATTTCCAAGATACCCCACAAAATTTCCAAAACTCTCAAAACAATGATATATATTTCGGAAATGGTTATAACTAAATTTATAAATACTTCTAAAGAAAAATTAGCTAAATAATTTTATAAAATTCAGAGGTATCAAAATGGCTGTAGGAACTTATCCAGGAACTTATTTACAAGAGATAGATAATTCTTTTGTTCCGTCAAATCCTAATGCGTCATATGCGGCGGTAATGGGAAGGGCATTTCAGGGCATTCCCAATGCAAAGGTTTTAGTTCAGAGCGAATCACAACTAGTTCAGACATTTGGTATTCCGATGGTGTCTGGTTCATATCCATTAGTTTCTGCAATAGACTATGGGATTTATGCTGGGATAGAAGCTTTAAGAGAAACTACCAATCTTTATTACGTTAGGCTGACAGATGGGACCGAGACATATGCAAACGTAACTGTCCCCACCAATTCATCTGCTGCGACATCCGGAACATATGGAACTGTATCTGCTGCGGCATCTACGGCATATCCTAACATTGCTGGATTTCCTGATGGGAACTTGCCAAACAATAATTACGATTTGACTATCTATAATGGTTCTCCTGCTGGTCTTAGATTCGCTGCTATTGGTCCTGGCGCTACTGGAAACAACATTGCCGTAGCTGTTTGGACACCTGCAATTTCCGCAACTGGATTGTCTGGTTTCTATGACTGGTATAACAAGTATGATTCCACTGCTATTTCTTCTGCTGCTTCAAGGGTTGGAAATAGAGTTTTTAAGGTTCAGGTTTTCACAAAGCTTTTTAATCAGAACTTTGATGCTACTTGGTGGTCATTAACTTCTGGTTCACCTGTAGAGACTTGGTATGGGTCTACAAATTTCCTAGACAACGATCCTAATGGAAATGATTTATTTATCCAGTCCGTTATCAATGGGAATTCAAAATATGTTTACGTTACTAGTAATAAGACTGATGGGACTCTTCCTGCTTATACTACTACTGCTTTTGGGTTGACTGGTGGAAATGATGCTGGAAGTCTTTCTCCAATAAATGCATCAACTGTTTGGGGATTGTTTGCTAATAAAGAAACTTCTCCGGTAGATGTTGCTTTTGTAACTCCTAGAACTATGAATTCTTATTCTGATCCTAATGAAATTGCTGCTTTAGATTCTTTGGTTGGACAGAGATTAGATTTTACCGGATACATTCAGGCAACAGCTTTAACATCTACTTCGGTAAACTCTATCATACAAGATTCTTCAAATATTGTTGTAGCATCTAATCCAAGTTATTTCGGAAAATATGTCGGATGGAACTTAGTGTTTGATCGTTACAATAAGGTTCGAGTTTATCTACCAAATGGAATCTATGGTGCTGAAGTTTCTTTAAGAGCTAGTCGTGTTGGTAATCCTTGGGATGCTCCTGCTGGTATTGCTGTTGGTCAGCTTCCTTCGGGCACTCAGAATGTAAACCTGACTCCTGCACAAGCTGGTCCTCTTTACAACCAATATAACCTAAACACTATCAAGTTCTTAAATGGAATTGGCGGAGTTATTTGGGGACAAAAGACTGCACAACTTCTTACAACTGCTAGAGATAGATTGAATGTAAGAAAGATGTTGATTTATGTAGAGGACAATATTACTTCAATTCTTAATGGATTCTTGTTCACGGGAAATACTGTGAAAGCTAGGGAGCGTGTAAGTTCTTTAATAAATGCGTTCCTTTCTAGTGTTCTTGCAGGAAATGGTGTTCAGAGTTTCCGAGTTGTTTGTGATAATTCGAATAACACTTCTACAACCATTGCTCAGAATATCTTAAATGTTGCTGTATATATTCAGCCAACATACACAATCGAGTTTATTAGTTTGACAGTAACAATTTCTTCGGACTCTGTTTCCGTGAGTGAGGGATAAAACATGCCGGGTGGACTATACATAGAAGGAAGGAATATCAGGAACTTTGCCGATATTCAGAGAAACTATAATTATGAAGTAACTTTCGTAAATGCTGGTTCTTTAATTGGTTGGAACGAAGATGATATTACTTTGAGAGCGCGTTCTTTCACAATCCCTCAACGTGGTAATGAAGCTATAGAATCTAGTTTCGGTGCCATGAAACAGTTTTTTCCTGGAAAACCTACATTTTCAAATACTTCGGATATTACTTTTGAAGAAACTGAAAGTCAAAACGTAGCAACATTTTTATATGCTTGGCAACAAAAAATATTTGATGTTACTGCTGGACATTCCCAGTACACAAAGAAACGTGGAACCAATGCAGCAAGCAACGTCGGCGGAACCGGGATTGTAGACCATATCATAATTACTGCCTACAAAAATGGTGGTGTTGGAACTGATCCTACTCCAGAACCAAATAAGTATTATCTTTACAATGCGTGGTTGCAGAATGTTGCTGAAGTTAATATTGATTACAATCAGGCCGGAGATTCTGTAAAGTTTAACGCTACATTCCAATATGATTTCTGGGTATATTCTCCTGACGACCCTCAAATTGGCAATGGTAATATTTCTTCACCAATTATCTCTACAGAAAATTTAGTATAAACGAGGTGAAATAAGTGGCCTCTAATAAAATAGATAATGGCCCGTTAACAAAAGCCACCGGAAGCTTTTACTTAAGCAAGACAATTCAAAGGTCCTACAATTATGTAGTTGTCTTTGAATTGTCTGACTTGGGATATTTAGGAATTGGAACCACAAATCTTTACAAAGGTTCTTATTACGCAACATCTATAGAAATTCCTAATTATGAATTCAAAGATGAAGAATATAGAATAGGATCTTTCGTAAAAACCTTTCCAGTATTAGAGCATCATGGTTTTGCATTTACCATAAAGTTTGAAGAAGATGACCAAGGAACTATTCAATTTTTAATAGATGTATTAACAAAAAGGAATATTCGTTCTGATGGATATTATCACAAATATTCAGAAACAGTTTTAGATAGAATCGTGGTAGATGTTTATAAGCCTGATGGAACTAGAATTTATAGACGAAGTTTTTTAAATTGTTATTTCTTAAAAAGCTCTACGCCAACTTATTCATATAACACTTCCGAAAAAATAGAATATGACATAACATTCAAAGCCGACCATTTTCAAACAGATTATGAAGAAGCTGTTTTAACCGACCCTAATTATTCTTATCCAGAGCCATCATAAATAATTCTAACAATTGAGGTAATATAAAAATGGTTGATAAAGTTAAAAGACCTAGAATGGTTGATGTAGATGAAGTAGTTGAAGTTCCGAAAGTTGTAGAGCAAAAACTTGAAGATAATTTTTTCCCGATTGAAGATCTTCCTTCTCGCTATAAGTTGTATCCAGAAGGAACCAAGATTTTCGGAAGAACTCTTAAAGTATCTGAAGTGAAAAAATTAACAACGATGAATGAAAACAATTTCAATGTTATTT